TTGACTGATTGCCAATAAATAGTGTCGAGTCTGCAATAAAGTCTTTTAACTCTAAGAAGTTCAGATGCTTAACGTATTCTAATTTTTCAACCTTTGATTTTAATAAGGCATATTCGATTTCCGTGCCTACAAAGTAAATCGGACAATTAACTTGATTGAGAATTGAATAATCTAATTGTCCATTATTATATCTTTCTGAACGATTAACAACAATATAATTGTCGATGTCGGGATATCGAGAATTAAAAATAGTATCAGCATCAAAATGTTCCTGCAATTCTGGGTAAGCGTATAAGTACCACTTCTTAATGTCTCCTGCGCCAAGATTTAAACCAACCCCTCTAAACTTGTCAAAGTCGTAGTCTACCTTTTGGTTCGTGTAAAGTAAGACATCGTAGATAAAGTCGCACTCAAGTAGTAGTGGCTTCAAATTATCAAACATATACTTGTTGAGCATAACCCCTCCGAGCGGATGCTTGAAACTTGGATGAAGTTGGATAGGAACGTCTAACTTTAGAAACAAAACTACTTGAGTATCGTGTAGTAAACTTGCCGACCTGACCGCATTTAACGAGTAGATAATATCTCCCGCATTACCAGAATGTTTGATTTTAATCATTTTCTTCTTCTCCTATGTCTTATTGTTGGTTGGGTTGTAGTTTCTATTGGTTTGGGTTGGTTGCATTGCTCATAGTGCCTAAAAACGCTTTTTATCAATTCGTTGATGCAACTTGCGCAACCCATATTTCTAAAAGCATAACCAAAGTTTTGAGCGTGGTACTCTTTTAAGACTTCCAAGTCTAAGTTTGTGAATTGAGAATAGTGGTCTGTCTTATACACCTCCCACTTAGGTAATAGGTGTTCTATCATTTGTTCAGTTGTTTAAAGATAAATGAGTTAACGACCGCACAAAGGCAAGCAAGTAGTAAGCAGTTGTAGGTAGGTTCGAAGAAAACTACTAACCCTATCCAAAAGCTAAGGCAATAACCGCAGCTAAAAGGCTTGATAGGCATTTTCTTGTAGAGTTCTAACCATAAGGCTATTATAAACTCACTTAGCACGAACCCAGCCGCACTAATCGAAAATATTAAAATAATCTGTTCCATATTTTTCTGCTAATTCTTTTCTGATTTTAAGTATTTTTTTACTTACGTTCTGTTGGTCGATTCCTGTTGCTCGACTTACCTCTGCGCTACTCAACCCAAGATTTAACCAAACTCCAAAAAGATTCTTGTCGTAGTCGTTTAGCGTGTTTAGGTGGGTAGTGATATTTTGGATGAGGCAGTTGAACCCCTCCTCGCTTAGATTCTTCTCATCCTCGCACTCAAAATCTGTTAACTCGGTAGTTTTTAGTAGACCTCTGTATTTCTTGTGGAAGTACGATGTCTTGCTCCGGTATTGGTTATTGCTAATTCGTACGAAGAGAAACTTTATAAACTTAGCCTCGTATGCAGTTAGAATCTCTTGGTCTGGCTTTTCAAGTAAAATCAAAATAACTTCGTGAAAAAGGTCTGAATAATCATAGTAGTTACCTGTGCTACAAATCTGCTTACAAATGTTTATGTATGATTTGTCATTGTAGATAGCTTCTATGATTTGACTTTTATTCATTTTGTTTAAATGTAAAATACCTTATAGGGTACAATTATAGTTAATATGCGCTTTATCATACCACTTAGGGTATAAACTAAACTATTCTCCAATCTTAGCCGCTTTAATCAATACCTCCTCCAGAATCTTCTTAACTGATTTATCTTGCTCAATAGCTTTTAGTTGGTAAAACTTGACTACTTCAGAAGGTAAATCGAGTACTTTTCTTTTTCTTTCTTTTGACATAGTTAAATAATTCTAATATTATCATACTTCATAATTACTTTACTTGCCTCATTGTTAGACATAGTTGCCTTGTAAATGATTTTACCACTTGAGTTTAATAAAGTTAGATTGTAATAACCTTCTGTTAACTTTGATAATGTGCCTGATGAGAATGATATCTTGTTCATATTGTTCTTAATTGTTAGACAAAAATAATATTGTTTATCAATAATGCAAGCACTTTTTTTATTTTTTATGATTTGGTAGTTGACAAAAGATTCCGCACTCCCAAGTTTTTATTTTTCGGCTCTTTTCTTTTGGGTTTAATTCGTCTAAAAACATTCGAACACCTTTAACTCTTACCAATTTTGCTCCGATTCTCCTACTTTGCTCGGCTCGCTCATTAAAAACATCTGGAAACTCTTTGCGAACTAAGTTCCAATAGCTTGCACTATTAGCTTTAACACATCCTATACAATTGGCATTTGGAAATCCCTTGGCATAAATCTCTGGCAATTTTATGCCAGCGTTATAAATTATCTCAAAGCACATATCTTTAGTCAATTTTAGGTCAATCAAAATAGGTAGCACATTCTTCCGCTCAAAGGTTGTAAATCTTTTATGCCTATCCTCCTCCTCATAGGTAAACCCTAAAACGTGAAAGTCAATGTGATTTTTTAACTCAAATTGATATCTCGCCTCCTTTTTTAAAAGTGATGTACAAGGTGCGCCTTTTATACCTCCCATCCAATTTTGCTTGTTAAAGACATCTACTACGCTTGTAGTACCTATTTTCTCGTTTATGGCTTGAATTATTGGCAATCCAAACCACTTTTCACAATCTTTAAGGAATCTTTGATTGTCTTCGTGTTCCTCTTTTACGGGATTATTGACTATCAATATGGTATTTTTATCGCCATACATCTCAATAGTTTTCTTGGCTGCAACTGCTGATGCTGCACCACAACTAAACCAAACTGCTATTACTTTATTTTCCATTTTTTTAAAATTTATCCATTCCCTCCAACTCCTTAACTCTCTTTTCGGCTGATTCTAAACGATTTGCGAGGTCTAAAATATTTTTGTTCAACTCCAGATTTCTTGCTTTGGTTGCCATTTCTGATAGATATAGTTGCCCTATATGCTGATGAACCGAAACTAAATCAGTAAGAATCTTCTCGGCTTTTTCTTTTCTTTCTCCGGTAGCTTGCTCTGCGCTATTGTGTAGGGTTGTGATGACGTTGCCTAACTTACCAACTATATGTAAAGTCTTAGCTTCTTTTTGCTCGTCAAAGGTCATTTGTGCCTTGAGGAGATATAACTGCTCAAAGGTTTCTTCGTACGCTTGTTTGTAATCCATTAAAAAGGTGTTTTAGTTTCACTTGCAAATCCTATAAATTCTCCTGCTTCTCTTAGCTTTTTTCCTTCTCCTGCATAGCAGATTTTACTTTCTAAGGTTTCTCTGTATCGGGATTTTCTCCAATCAAATTCTAATACGTCTAATATTGCATTAGCTTTCCCTAAAGTATCTGGTTTAACTTTATTAAAATATAAGTCAACCGTTTGCTTTGAGCGGTCTGGATAGTCAACCGTTATAATTACCTTACCATTACTATTCCAAGCAGAACCTCCCTTTATATCATCTGCATCTGGCACTCTTCTCTTTGCTTTAGTTGCATCTTTAGGCATTATTATCTCCATTTTCTTAGGATGTGCAATAGTCATAAAGTGTTTTGTTTTACCTTCTGCCAACTCGTTTCGGTAACTTAATACATAATCAAGATATAAATCCTCTCTTCCTCCAAATGGTTGCATATCGTGAAATAAATTCTTCCAACTATCAATAAAAACCGTATTTAATATTCCGTTTTTATCCTCATAATCTGAACCAAAATTCCATAAATCAATAGGGGTAAGTGGTTTCTTTGGGTCATCCTTTTGCGCTATCAAAAAATAAGTATCTATCCAAGCACTCGCATTTATCAAATCTAAGTCAGTAATTGAGTTCTCATATCCCCTAAAACTTCTACGATAATACTTAACTAATAGCTTTCTTCTAATTTCGTTATAAGAGCCGATGTCAGGAGCGTAAAGTAGATGTCTTAACCCAAATGCTTCAGATTGATAAAAAAGTAATTCTAAGGCAAATTCTGTCTTTCCAGAGTGAGGTAGTCCTGTTATGTCTGTAACTCCATCTAATGCATATTTAAAACAACCACTTAAACATTCAAAGCCTGCATAGTTTATTTGAGTTCCTCCTGTTTTGTGGTAGGCTTCAAAGTTATTTCTTTTCTTATCGTAATCAATAATCTTGACGTTCATTTGCACCTCCATTTCTTTCAAACCATATTCTACGTTTATATTCAATTTCTGATTCCTCTACTTCTTTAACTACTACCCTAAGATGTGGCATAGTATTCCTAAGTGTTTTTTTCCATTCCTTAATTTCCCTTCCGTTTCCTAAATATCCATCTAACTCTGCCCATTCAGTATAAGTAGTTTTTAGGCTATAATCTAATTCTGGTTTATAAAATTCTTTTATTGATTTAGCATAATTATAAAAAACTTCCCAATAAACCACCTTACCCTTTATTATTAGATTCTTATTCTTATTCTCTTCTTCTTCTTTTCTTATTGGGTTTTCATTCGGTTTAGTTTCGCTAACCGAATCAAAAGCGGTCGGTTTTTCTTCCTTTGTTTTCGGTCTTCCTCCCAAACTTCCGTTTTTAGAATTTACTTTACTTGTATGATTCCTTTCTATAAGTTGTTCATCTAAAAAGGCTATTTTTATAAAATCATTTTCAATAATTAAAAAGCCATTTAAAAGCGAATTTAAAGCGGTCGGTTTATTATATCTTTTTTCAATATCAGATATTTTTAATAATCCATCCCTCTGCCAATACCAAGCGCAAATATTAATAAACAATCCTTGAGTTTCTAAATCCTCAAAGCAAATTTCTCCTGTCAGCCATTCACTCGGAGTAAATTTAAAATATGGTAATCCTTTAGCCATTTATAAGTTCTTTAATTTGGGAAATAGAAAAATAAAAATCCTCACTATCTACCATACCATCTGATTCTGGATAGTAAAATTCAATCCTTACCTCTTTGTTATTATCTGGTTTGTGGATAATAATTTTAACATCATTTTGTGTTACTTCAATTGTATTTTGCATAAAAATAAAAAGCCCCAACAGGTAGTGAGTACTGTCAGGGCTTCGGTAAAAGTTTTACCTCCGAACAACGGTGTATGCTCACTACTTCATACAGCGTTTATAAGTACAAAAATACTACTTTAACCCAAACTTTTCTAAAGAGTTTTTCACATTTTTATCTTTTACAATCTTGTACTCAAAGTACCTTACTCGTTTGCCAAATTTAGATTCAGTTACCTTTTCTCTGTGAAGGATGTTAAAGTGTTCTCTTAGTTCTCCTACTCTGGTGCTTAGTTTAATTGTCCCTGCGTGCTTAAATGCCGTGATAGGGTCTGTCCATCCCTCTAATAGTAGAAGGATGATTTGTTGTTTTTGTGATGTTGCTTTCATATTGTATAAATTTTAAGTTGGTTGTTAAATGTTTTTCTTAGTTCGATTCTTTTTTCTGTTGAGTAAACTTCTTGCTTTGGCATTGACTTGTTTATGAGTTTGGCAACTCGGATAAATTCTCTTAGTTCATCTTTACTCCAATTCAACCCTCTATACATAGTCGGGAGGTCGTGAAGTAAGTTGTAAATCTCTTCGCCATAAATCTTCTCAATCCCTTGTCCGTACTTACTTAAGTTGCCGTTTTGAAACCTATTGCAGTACTTACATTGTGCTGACAAATTCCAAAGATGGAAGGTACATTCACTTGCTGAGTTCTTGCTCTTATGCCAGAAGTGACCCGCTTCCATGTGCTGTTTAAGTACTCCGCAACTGATACAAGGCTGCCCATAATCAATTGCTCTGATTAACTTGTTTATCTCGGTCTGGAGTTTGTGTCTAAGGTCGGATGTAGTTTCCCTTGCTTCTTCCAAAATTGCGTTGTTTTTAGCTTGTGCTTTGGCTTTAAGTTGCATAGTTAACTCATAGGCACAGGTTACTCCGCACACTTGCTGAAGAGGTCTTTTAGGCTGAAACCCGCCTCCACATACTTTACACGATTTCTGTTTGCGTGGCATCGGTTATTGTGTTTAAATGTTTATCAAATCTTTGTTTAGTGCTGATAGTCCTTGCATCTTTAATTTGAAGTAAATCAGCTATCTTATTCTTAGCGTGGATTATGGTTGCGTGGTCACGACTTCCGAACTTCTTAGCAATTGCAATCAAAGTCAAGAATCCTGTTTGATGTAGCAAGTAAATCATATAGTGTCTTACGGCTATTACATCTGCCTTGCGTGAACTACTTATTAAATCGTGGTTAGTCATTCCAAACTCAAGATAAGCTATGTCGAATAGCTGATTTACATAGTCGCTATCTATATTACTTGACTTCCAGAGTTGTCGCTCGTGTTCTATATTGAGATTGTGCTTGCGTACAAGGTACTCAATGAATGAAGTTTTTGGTGAGGTCATTTTTTTTATTCGTTTATTTGCTATTTTACCGACCACTCCGAAAGTTTAGACTTGACAACAACTTTCAGTTCATCAACTTTTGACAATGGGCAGCGAAAAGCAATAGTTTTTGTCGGTTCATTGTATTTAGGTTTAGCACCCGACCCTTGCCGAGTGCCTCCCCTTGTTTCTTTTTTCTTCTTCATTTATGCAACTTTTATAGCGTTATTAATAAATAACTTTAAAGCCCCTCTATTAATACCCGAACCACCACAATCAAAACAAATACCATTTGCATAGTAACTAAAAGCAGGTATTATACCAACACCATTACATTTACCACAAGAACAATCGCCTTTTGCAGCAAATAAAGTAGGAGCAAAAAAATCTTTATCTTCACGAATAATAGTTAATAATTGAGCAACACGAGTTTGAATTTCGCTTATTGAAATAGATGTATTATCATAATACTCAGTATTGGTTGCATACTCCCAAGTTAAATCCATATGCTGAATATGCTTGAATTTTGTGGTAAGACTTTTTTGCATATAATGACCATAGTATGTTTTCCCGTACAAAGTAACTTTGTATGCGGTAGGTCTTTTTTTACCATCAGTACACGTCATCCAAAAACCTCTACCATTTTCTTTGGCATTGTATGCTTCTGATGGGATTAATGTAAGGCTCATAATTCCGCTATCTATTAGTAGGTTCATATTTCTTACTGCTCTTTCTCTGTTAGTGTTGCTGTTTTTGTAACCTGCTTCGTTTAATAATTGGATGATAGTATTCATATATTTTGTTTTTAATTACCCTACAAATATACAACGCTTATTTTGAATCTGTAAACTTTTTCAAAGATATTTTAAAATTATTTTCTAAAGTGCTAATAATCAAAGAGAAAAAATACAAAACTATCCTAAAACTACCTTCCAAACATTGACCGAATTAAACCACTTGCCGTTGAACTCTCGGCTCTCAAGATTTATTGATGCGGTTATCGAATCGCCTTGTTTGAGGTTTTGAAGCGTTTTAATTAACTCTTCCTTACTTGCGCTTAGTGCTAACTTCTTTTGGTAGTTGCCTTCGCTAAACTCAATTACAATAGTGAGTTTTTGCCAATCTTTACCGGCTTTCGTGATTCCTGATTCTAAAGGTAGAATTGCTACCACTTGTCCTTTGATTTCCATTATAATATATTTTTAAGTTTATTCATTAATTCAGTTGCTATCTCTACTTTTTCGAGAATAGCGTTTATCCTCTCTTGGTTGCGTTCAATTTCAAGTAGGTGTATTTGTCTACTCTCAATCTTAAATCGTGGGTCATAGCTTAAGAAATAGCACTTATCACGCTCACACAAGTACATATTAGCTTGCATCTGGTCGTAATACTTTGGCAATTGGTCTTGGAAGTTAGCCTCGTTTACAAACGCCTTGTAGTATAGATGAGTGTCCGAGTTAGCGCATTTGATTTCTGCGATTGCATCGGGAAGAATAAGGTCTGGAGTTCCGCCAAGTTTCCCGTCAGAAAACAAAACCGTTCCACCTTCGCTTGTGTAGATTACTTCATCACTTTGAGGGTCTAAATCTAAGACCTCGCATAGTCTAAGTGCCGCACTTGGTTCGTTGTCTTTCCCCCACTGCATCTCACTATTGAAAAATTGTGGTTTAGGCGCTTCGAATTGTGCTGCTATCTTTTCCATTATGTAGGTGATAGCACCTTCGCTTAGTAACTTTCCTGCCTCCTTAGCTTTCTTTGTTGGTTCAGCCATTAGTCGGTTGACTTCGCTTGAAGTAAATAAGCCTGTTCGCCAATTTAGCCAATCTGTTTCTGTTTCGAATACGAATCTTGTTATCATTGTAGTTTTTGTTTGTTGTTACCGAATTTTGATACTAAATTTCCGTCAGGTGCAAATCCCATAGTGTCTTTGCGGTTTAAATCCCTACCAAATAACTTACCTATTTTCTCACTTGCATCTTTTATAGCGTATGATTCTGCAATAGGTAAAGCCATCATAACTGCGCCTTTGTTTATTGCTGCTAAGTCTGCCGCACTTGCACCCGCTTTAGTTTGTAACTCTTGCGCTCCTAATCCGTCTTGAAACTCCCATTGACCGCTTGCAGGGTTGCAATAATGTAATCTAATGCAAACATAAACCGCATTAAACATTACACCTTCTCTTAATACTTCTACTCTTGGGTTCTTAAATATCTTCTGCAATAAGGTTTCTACAATCCCAATGGGGATGTATTTTGAGTTACCAGCATACTTGTTTTCTTTAACCCAATCTTTCTTAGGTTCTTGGTTCATAAGCCAATTAAACGAATCCTGTTTAAAGGCTTTTTCGGCTGCATCTACTTCGTAAAGTTCTGCAATCGTTGGTAGTGTTATTTTTTCTGTCATAATTGATAATCTTCGTTGTTGTTAAGTTGGTCGGGTTCGGTCAAACCGATAGCCCCAAGTGAGTAGGTAGCGTTAATTCGTTTAAGCCTTACAATCTCTCTGTCGGTCATCTTAATTTGCTCCTCTAATGCTGCGATTAAAGCAAGGTTGTCAAGGCGTTCTTTAATGAACTCCTTTGAGTAGGAATTGTCCGCAAATAATTCGGATAGTTCTGCGATTAGTTTGTCTGTTTGTGACATATTAAAATTTATTAAGTTTTTCGTAATAATCTCTCGGTTGCGGTTCTGGCTTTGGTTCAAAAGTCTTTCCTTCATCCAAAAACATTTGCCAAAAGCGGTTAGCTTGTTCATCACAATTTGCAAGTCTTAGCCTTTCGATAAAGTGAGCCACGTCATTTAGTGAGTTGGCTGATTCGTATTTTGCCAAAGCCCATTCTTCTACTATTGCTTCTAAATG